TATCTTTGGGAGCTGGCGTTCAATCTTCAACGATGGCGCTGATGGCTAATGAGGGAGCTTTTGGCCCATTACCTGATTACGCAATATTTGCAGATACAGGTTGGGAACCAAAAAAAGTTTATGAACATTTAGATTGGTTAAAAGGTCAATTAAAATATCCTGTTTTAATTTGTAAGAATCATTTAAAATCGGGCAGCATTAAACAAGATATGATAGATGAAGTTAAAAAAGAAAAAGGTTTTTTACACATTCCTTTTTTTGCACGAAACACTAAAACTAATAAGATAGGTATAGGCCCTCGTCAATGCACTAGAAATTATAAAATAACTCCAATTAACAGAAGAATTAGACATCTGGTCGGATTAAAAGATAGGCAAAGATTTCCAAGAGATATTTGGGTCGAAGTGTGGGTAGGTATATCTACTGATGAAGCAATGAGAATGAAGCCTTCAAGAGAAAAATGGGTAAAAAATATTTGGCCTTTAATTGATAAAAAAATGTCAAGACAAGCTTGCTTAGATTGGTATGAAGGAAAGAATTATAGACGACCAGCAAAAAGTTCTTGTGTAGGTTGTCCATATCATGATAATACTTTATGGAACGAAATAAAAGTAGACACACCAGAAGAGTTTGAAGAGGCGTGCCAGCTTGATGATATGATTAGAGATTCAGCAAGAAATCCAGACATAAAAAGATATCTACACAGAAAGGGCGTGCCTTTAAGATCTATCGACTTTGAAGAATTACTAAAAAAGAAAAAGAAACCTGAAGATCAATTAGATTTATTCAACAATGAATGTGAAGGGATGTGTGGGGTCTAAAAAGAAAGCTTTAGAGTATCAGGAAGGTGGAAAGCATTACGTTCAACATGCGATCCAACCTGTGGTTTATTGTATGAAAAATAAATTAAATACAATAGATTCTAATATAATTAAATATGCAACAAGAAGAAAGCCTGGCGAAACTTCAAAACAAAGATATAATAAAATCATACACTATGCAAAACTTGGAATTGAATTAGATGACCAATCAAATTAATTTTACATTTCAAGATTCAGATTGGGTCCCTCCTACAAGTTATCCTGATTTAAGAAACGCAAAAGAAATTTCAATTGATTTAGAAACAAAAGATCCAGATATAAAAACCAAAGGACCAGGTTGGCCAACACAAAACGGAAACATTATTGGTATTGCTGTCGCGACAGATACCTTTAAAGGTTATTATCCTGTTGCACATGAAGCTGGCGGTAACATGGACATGATGATGACATTAAAATGGATACAAGATATTTGTAGATCAGATGCAGTAAAAGTATTTCATAATGCGGTATATGATATTGGTTGGTTAAGATCTATGGGAGTTGTAGTATATGGTAAAGTTGCAGATACAATGATTGCTGCTGCCTTGATAGATGAAAATAGAAGATTTTATAATTTAAACTCTTTATCAGTTGATTACATATCAGAATTAAAATCAGAGGCTGGTTTGAAAGAAGCTGCTCAAGATTGGGGTATAGATGCAAAAGCCGAAATGTTTAAACTGCCGGCTAAATTTGTAGGTCCTTATGCAGAACAAGATGCATCTCTTACTCTTAAACTTTGGCAAAGATTCAAAACTGAAATTACTAGACAAGACTTGACTGATGTTTGGGAAATGGAAATGGAATTGTTACCCATCTTAATTCATATGAGAGCACATGGTGTAAGAGTTAATCTGGATGGTGCGGAAAAATTAAAAAAAGAATTTTTAGAAAGAGAAAAGAAAGCGCTGTTGAAAATTAAAAAGGCTGCGGGTATTGAAGTAGATATATGGGCAGCTAGATCAATTGCAAAAGCTTTTGATAAGTTGAAGATCTCTTATCCTTTGACAGAAAAAGCAAAGGAACCATCTTTTACTCAAAATTGGCTTACTAATTGTGAGGCACCCATAGCTGGTTTGATTCGTGAAGCGAGAGAAGTTAATAAATTTCACTCTACTTTCATCGATTCAATATTTAAATTTGAACATAATGGGAGGATACATGCGGAAATAAATCAGTTAAAGGGTGACTTAGGGGGGACCGTATCCGGTAGGCTCTCTTACGCTCACCCTAATTTACAGCAAATACCAGCTCGAAACAAGGAACTCGGACCCAGGATCCGATCACTGTTTTTACCTGATAAGCTATGTAAATGGGGGTCTTTTGACTATTCACAACAAGAGCCAAGGTTGGTAGCTCACTATGCCTCAAGTATAGGGTTTAACGGCTCTGAGGAGCTCGTAGAGGCCTATAAAAACGAAAATGCGGACTTCCATCAGACAGTTGCAGATATGGCAGGAATTCCAAGATCTCAAGCAAAAACAATTAACCTAGGTATATTTTATGGTATGGGAAAAAATAAACTCTCACGTGAATTAGGCATAGACAAAGATCAAGCTGAATTAATTTTAAAAGAATATAATGCAAAGGTACCCTTTGTAAAACAATTAGCTAATAGAGCTGCTGATTCTGCAGATAAAAACGGAGCTATCTGGACGCTTAAAGGTAGAAAATGTAGATTTGAACAATGGGAACCAAGTTCATTTGGATTACATAAATCTACAAATTTTGAAGATGCAGTAAACAAATATGGTAAAAATGGAATTAAACGAGCCGGCACGTACAAAGCTCTTAATAGATTAATTCAAGGATCTGCTGCTGATCAAGTCAAACAGGCTATGATTGATTGTGCAAAAAAGAATTATTATCCACTGATTCAAATACATGATGAGTTATGTTTTAGCCTTCCACGGGAAAATTCAGAACCTGCCATGAACGAAATAAAAACAATTATGGAAAATTGTATACCCACATTGAAAGTCCCTTCTAAAGTAGATATAGTCGTTGGGGATAACTGGGGTCATACAGATGAATATTAAAATAAATGAAAAATTAAATATAGGGCAATGTCCTGTTTGCCATGAGCATACACATTTCAATCCTACTAAAAGAAAAAAATTCTACACTTGTACATTGTGTTTAGAATTGGTCGAGCAGAAAATTAACGGAAAGGTAGTCTATACTGAAGTTAGTGTTCCAGGAATTGTGTTAGACCAGGATTAAACTTTAACTTCTAATTCTTTTTTTGCATCAGTCACACACTGATTATTGATGGCCACCTTAATATTTTTTATATCAATGTCCATCCACTTCATGTCAGGTGTTACTTGGTTTTGGTTCAGTGCCTGTTGCGCCCACTGATGTTCCAATTTTAGTTTCTTTTGAACTAACTTTTGTAAGCTCATTAGTAACCTCCTCAATTGTGCAGAAAAAACGATCCGGTGTATATATCGGATCTGAGCCTCTAGGTTGTATTTCACCTTTAAAGCCTTTGACGAAGAAATTTTTTAAACTTTCTTCATCGTTTTGTCCGCTTATTACCTCATCGTAATACATACCTTTATGCCTTATTTGTATACGATAAGCATTCGTGGGTGAATTATATGCACTTTTATCGAATCTTGTCAAGTCTCCACCTTTGGTGTTTGTGGCATAATTATGACCTCATTACACTCAAATTTTATATATAATCTGTGACTATTGACATCATCTGGCCCTATTTCAATTATTTTTTCGCCTGATTTTTTGTATCCATCCACCATACATTCATAGATTGAGGGGTACGGATCTGGAAATTGGAATGGTTCTAAACAAGCATTCACCTGCGCACTACACATTACAACTGTTAAAAGAAACTCCATAATTAACTTTATACTTTTTATTACTCATTGTAAATAACTCTTGATTACTGATGGGGATATTGTATTATAATGGGATAAACAAAGGATGGTAACTATGAACAAAGATGAAATAATGTTCAAAATAAATAAGCTTGTCGAGATGCTATATGTAACTGGACAAGTAAAAGGTATGGAAGAGTCTGCAGAAATTTTTTCTCCAGGCATTTCAATCAAGTCTGGTAAATCTGAAGGGTCAGATCCACATCCAACTCGTGGAATAAAATCCTGGACAGCAAAAACATTTACAATCAAAATGCATGACGAAGACGATACGATTGAATTTTGGGTAGATGGTGAATTAAAAAACAGACATCAATCAAATGCGGCAGCTGTTAAGTTTGAACAATTACTTATGCAAGTAAAAGATCAAATGGCTAGCTGGAATGCTCTTGGTTCGAAGAGGGAGAACTAATGAGATACAAATACAAAGTTATGGAATTAGGACCTGAAGTAGTAGATCCTAAAACCAACGATACGCATGTAGAGGTTATGGAACCAAAAGAAATGGAAGCCATGTCTCTTAAAAAACTAAGACGTAAATTAGATCCTAATAAAAAATATCACATTGAGTACAGGAACAAAAAAGATAATTATATTTCTGCAAATGTGTCAGGATTGAGGAGGGACTAATGAGTAGAAAAGATGGAGATAAGGAATACCACTGCAACTGGGTTGTTTTCTCAAAAGCAATTCATAACATAATCAAAGAAGTACCTACTTATACTTCGGAAGGTATTATGTTGGATCCGGAGGATTATCGTTGGGCCTATGCAGTGAAAAGGTTAATTAATACTATCTTTGAACCTGAGGGTGGTG